AGCGATCATTCCAGATTGCAAAAGCACGAATGATGTGTACAAGTCTACGAGTAGAAATTACTTCATCAATACCACCATCCTTAAAAGTCCTACGAATAATGTCAGACCAGTTAGCAAGGTTAGCACAGAATTCAGTATCAAGTACACCAAGATTAGAAGATGCTTTCTCCAGAATCTTTTGCTCTGTCTTAGGAGTTGGATACTCCTGCTCAAAAGTTAAAGCAAATCTCTCAAGGAATGCTTCATTAAGAACATTGGTTCCAATGAATCTTCCATCCTCAGATCCTTTACCTTTAGTATTAGCAGTAGCGATCACATTGAAACCAGGCTTCCTACGAACATACCTACCAATCTTCTTTAAGAACACACCGTTCCCTTCAAGTATGGATTGTAAGCAGAGTATTTTGTTACTCGCCAAGTCAACTTCATCGAGGAGCAAGATAGCTCCTCGTTCGAGTGCTTCGACAACTGGGCCGTTATGCCAAACAGTCGCCCCATCAACAAGACGGAAACCACCAATAAGATCATCTTCATCTGTTTCAATAGTAATGTTTACACGAATCAATTCTCTACCAAGAGTAGCACATGCTTGCTCTACACTAAGTGTCTTACCATTCCCTGATAGTCCAGTAATGAATGTAGGATAAAACATCTTAGAGTTTATAATTCTCTTAACATCTGAGAAGTTACCAAAAGGAACATAGTTTGGATCCTTATCTGGAACAAGATTTCTATCGTGTATAACAGGTTCAACAGCAGGTGCCTTTGCAGTCTTCTCAAAAACTTCTCTTGCCTCTTCAACAGTAAGGTTCCATTTACCACGACCCACTTTTGCCAACTGAGGTATCTTGTTCATCCTCTTTGTAAGACTCTGACGTTTAACATCAAACTTTTCAGCAGCACCATTAATTTCTGTGCTGGTTATAACTTCTCCATACTGCTTAAAGTATGTAAGTAAATCATCATCTGTAAATTTCGCTTGGAAGGTCATTTCTTTTTTGTTTGTATGAATATAGTATAAGGGATTGTTTTAGGGAATGGGGAAGTTGTGGACACTTCCCCAACTGGTCACGAAATGTGACCTATGAAAGATGAAAGTAACTTCTTGTTACTTGACTTACTATTAAGCATCTTTTTAAATGCTTTGGTTATTTGACCTTTAGTTGCATTATCTTTTACTTCAAACTCAAAATCATCATCTAACGAATTGTTAGCAATAGCATAAAGAGCAGTGAAAGATAGTGGGTTAGGAACAATAGCAGACTTTTCCTTTCTCCATTGCTTCTGAACTTCCTCGTAAGTAGTTTCTCTTGAACCATATCTACCAACAAAATTTGATAGATCTCTTGCAGCAAGAATACGGAATCCAATAACTGAAACTTCTGGATTACGATCTTTAACTTGATCTATAAATGTTCCAGTTACATGAGACCAACAACCATCAAATGGCTTATAGACTCTACCAGTTGAACGATCACGTAAGCATTGATTATAATCAACACGGCCAGGACGTACTTTGATATCCTCTTCATAGTCTCTACGAATTCTTCTGCCATAACTAATAGGTGAAGATTCGCCATCAGTTAATATGCATACATTAACTTTCTGAAGATCATTTCTCTTTCTAAAATCTGGGATTAAGTAATTCAACATTACTACTGCTTCATTTAAAGGAGTGCCAGATAAATTCATTCCAACAGTAGGTTGATAGTAACAACGATTACGATAACAGAATGCTTCTCTGAAAAGATTAAGACACATGCGTTCATAATCTTTAGAATTAGATCTAGATGAAACTACATTGATTAAATCAAACTGCTTTGGATCTAGATAAATTTCACTCGCGTTAAGATTAGGATAGTAACCAGTATGATAGAAAGCATGATAACGATCTGCTGGTTCACCAGTAAGGATTGAATTCTTTGCTATGTACCAGTCATTAGTAAAAGCATAAACCTCAAATGGTATCTGAACCTTCTTGCAGAATAATGTTAGATTAAGTAACTGCTTTACTGTCGCAAGAATTTCATTTGACATTGATCCTGACCAATCTAAAAGGAAGATCATACCATGATTCTTTCCATCTGGAAGAACAGTTATCTTCCGAAAAATGTCTTCATTGAATTTATATTCATGAAGCTTCGTTGTATTGAGAACCCCAGTGCGACTTGTACCAGCACGAGCATAAGCGTCAGCTGATTTCCTAGACTCAAACTCCTTAACGAGATAATTGACTTCCTTATTGGATGACTTTCTGAATGCTCTGTATGATTCATCTGGTTCCTTGTATATAACATTAGCAGGTGTAAACTCTGACTCCCATTGCTTTATATGATCCTCACGCTGACTATCTATCCAATCATGTACTTCTGTCCAGTCAGTTATATATGTATCCAAATCAATTGTCTTGGGAATCTCAACATAAGCAACATCATGAAGTCCTGCATTAGGACGAGAAAGTTCTTTTGCTAATTGATCAAATGACTTTTGAGTTTGTGACTCACTATGATCACCACCTTGATTACCATCTGGTTGTGGTTGTACATTTGATTTATCAGCAGCACCTTCTTCGTAACTAGGTGTATCTAATTGAGCAGGATCATTTGCTGGTGATTCTTGCTCCAACTCTTCTAGTAATTCTTCATCACTCATCTCATCTAAATCTTTCTTTCCACCTGCTCCAGCAGCAGCAACATTATCAGCATTCAAGTCATCTGCATCTTGCTTCTGTTCTTCGTTCTGCTGAGTCTGCCAATCATATATCCTCTTAGCAACTTCTAGAACCTCATCAAAAGTTTCAGTGTTACCAACAGCATCTACAAATTCCAACTCCTCATTCTTAAATGGAATAAGAGAATCAGCACCTTGCTTATAATGAAGATTGATACGATCAATAAGATTATAGTTTATAAGATCCTTACCTTCTGTACCAAAGAAATCTTGCTCAACCAATTCTGAGTATCCTCTTGCAAAACTCTTCTTCAGGCCAGGATACTTACGCTTCATCAACTTTTCAATACGAGCATCCTCTACAATATTAACATAATCCATAGAGCAATCAACATCCACTCTCCAATCTCTATTTGGAGTGAAGAGAGCATGTCCTACTTCATGTCCAACTAACATGTCATAAACATCATTAGTTGCTAGATCCCAAAGTGGCAGTGTAAGAACACGACGATCTACGTCAAACTGTGCAGTCTCACATTGCCTGTGCTCTACTACTAGATTTTCTGTTGCTAGTAGTTTAGCAAGGTTTCCTTTAACTTCGTTGCGTTGCATTCGATTTCTTTTTCTGATGTACTTATCATAACAAAGAAATTGGTTATCCGATCAGTCCATGTGTCACTTCATTAACTGTCTCCTTTAAGATGGAATAGTTCTTTTCCTTCTCAGCAGTAATGGTTCTGTCAAATTTATCGTTCATGGCCTCCTTATGACTGATTACAAATACATTGGTGCTATCATCAAAGTTGCGTAGGATCCAACCAAGATCAGAAGATCCACTTTGATCTAGAGATCCATCAAAAATTTCATCTAAGATAAGAAGGTTAGTGTCCACGCTATTTTTAAGTTTAGCAACAGAACGCCAAGTAAGCAACAAAGCAATATCAATACGAGACTTCTCTCCTTCAGAAAAGCTGTCATAAGTAAACACATCTCTATATCTACTCTTAATTATTTCCTCAAAGTTCTCATCAAGAGTAAAATTAACAAAGAAGTCCATACTTTGTAAGAAATTGTTAATTAACTTATTCATTGTAGGAAGATATGTCTTGATGATTCTAGTCTTAATACCATTATCCTTCAAGAGTTGTCCTGCTGCAAGAATAACATCACGATCTTTCTTTGATAAAGCTTGCTGCTTTGATAAATCTTTCTTCTCTGTAACCATTCCCTCAAGTTTCACAAACTCTGATTTCTTATCAGGATTAGATCCCTCCAATTCTTTTATATCATTTTCTATTTCATTTATACTTTCTTTTATAGTTGAGAGTTGATAATTGGATTGTGCTATAGAAGAATTGATACTAATCACATCTTGAGATAGAGATGTAAATTTATCTTCTCTCTCTTCTTCTTTCTTGATTGCAACTGAAAGATCTTCCAATCCAGCAGTTAAACTATCAAGTTCTACTTCACCTTCCTTTATCTTAAGGTCTCTAAACTCTTCACTTAATTCCTGTGTGCATGTAGGACATACATGATTATCCTTAAAGAATCCATTCTCCTTCTCACATGAAGATAACTTACCTTGAATTTTAGTAAGGAAAGTATTTAATTTTTTAAGTTTATTCCTAGAGTTGGCCAACTCTTCCATCTCAGTAGATAGTTTTGTTACTTCTTCTGTGAGTTTGTGAATTAATTCTGTATTTTTATTCTGATCTTTCTCTAATGCCTTAATCTTTTCTTTCTTTTTATCTACCTCTTCTTTATTTCTCTTCTCCAATGAAAGCATATGCTGCTTCTGCAACTCTATCTTCTCTTCTAATAAATGAAATTGATAATCTATTTCCTTAATCTCTTCATTATTCTCCCTAGTCTTATCCCTAAGAAGTAGATTCATTGTGGAAAACACTTGGATGTCAAGTATATCTTCAATGATTTCTCTACGCTGTGTAGTAGGAAGACGCATAAAAGGAACAAACGTACTAGATCCTAACACAACAATCTGTGTGAATGACTTATAATTTAACTTTAAAATATTCTTTTCTAAATTCTTCTGCTGTTCTACTACTGTTGACTCTTGATTGAAGATCTGGCCATTACAATAGATCTCAAATTTATTAGGTTTGATACCACGTATTACTTTGTATTCTAATTTACCAATATTAAATTCTATTTCTGTAACAGTATCTTTTTCATTGATACTATTAACTAACATTCCTTTATTAATTTTTCTAAATGGTTTCCCAAACAACGAAAAGGTCAACGCATCTAAGATGGTTGACTTACCAGCACCATTGGCACCGACTATTAAATTTGTTCGCGCCCCTTGGAGATCTACTTCACTAAACACATTACCTGTACTTAAGAAGTTTTTCCAACGAACCTTTTTAAAAATGATCATACTTTATCATCAGGTGGTATCAAAAAATCATCTGGTGTAACAATTAAAAATCTTTGTCCTCGTTGTTGACAAGCATTAATCATGTCTTGTCCATCAATCTCTAATATCTCCATTACTGGATAATCCCCAAGATCTTCTATCATACCAAGATACCTATCAGCATCATCCTCTTCTTGGAAGATAGGAACAACCCTGTTATCTTGGCCATCATAGACAGAAAAAACTCCCTCTGGCTTATCTTGTAATGTAACGATATACATTAAGCCGCCTCACAACTCTCAGTATATAGTGAATGCATCAACGATTTAAGATCTGATTTATCTACGGTCATCTCCACTTCATCAATGTATTCATTGAGCAATGTTAATGTATCCTTAGTTTCTAAATCTGCATCATTGGTATCATCATCATGTACTAGAGTCTCTACGACCTTTACATCATGGACTCCTACATTGTATAAACGATCAACCAGTGTCTCGAACATCTGGTAATCCCGTTTTTCTTCGACCACAAGTTTGATGAACTTGTCTTTATAATACTGCACATCGTATTTGTTGTAGTCGTTTTCCGTGTCCCTGTAATAAATCTTTTCAAAAATTTGATGGGGGTTCTCCACAAACTTGAGTCTATTACTTTCAGTATCGTATATATGAAACCCACGACTATCCTTGTAATCATTCCAAAACATCTGATAGGGGTTGCCTAAGTATTGAACATTTCCTCTCTTTGATTTGTGATGAAAATGTCCAGACCATACACGATCAAATTTCTTAAAAGCATCTACACCTAATGCCTGTGAGTTCTCATAGAACATACCAGGTGTTACTTCAAATCCATTGATCTCAAGATGGCCACAAACAATAGAAGCATCAGTATCTTCTAATGATTTCATTGCTTGATCCTTATTTCCAGAGTTGATCCAAGGAAGCATCATAAACTTCTTGCTATCAATCTGTAATTCTTTTGGTTCAGTATATAAAGTTATGTTTTCATATTGCTCTAACAATAACTCTGGTGAATTTATCTTACTTGTATTTTTATAATAGGTAGTATGATTACCAAGAATCATGTGTACATCATACCTTGCAAGTCTGTCGAAATAATTCTCTTTAATCCTTGCCAGAGTATTATAGTCCATAGACTTTCTATTATCAAATGTGTCACCAAGATCAAAGACTGTGGTGATACCTTGTTGTTCAAGTGTAGGAAAAAATACCTCATCATAAAATTTTTGAAAATAATTCCAGAAAGCTAACGATCCCTTACGACCATCTAGGTGCTGGTCTGTAATAATTGCGATCTTCATAGTAGAGTTGTTTTAATATTATATACTGCTTTGGACTGTGGATATAATTCTCTTAATTTTTTAACTACTGCTAATTGTATTTCTAAAATCATCGGTTCATTTTGGTTTCAATGTTTTCTTTTATACTACCCATATCAGAATAAGATGCGTTCATACCTGACATACTACCATCATAGGTATCGGTGTGCATCACCTCATCATGTCCTGAACGTTCTAAAATTTTTCCTTTAATCTCTAGTTGCTTCTTTTCCTTTTGAATACGTCTTAAGAAAGCATAATAAATGATCTGTGTAAAATAAGCAAATGGGTTGGTACTCTTGGATGGATCAAAGTTATCAATGTACTGTAAGCAATTTTCTATTCCATCACAAATCATGTCCTCTCGGAACATGTAGTTGACAAAGTTTGGTTTGTATGATAGATGTGTAGCAATCTTTAAAAAACATGATCCAATATAATTCGTGACACGGGGCCGTGGATCACCTACCTCCTTTGCTTTAAGGACTTTACAACGATACTCTGTGATCGCAGCGAGGAACTCCTTATTATTAACGTAGTACTCAGTTTTTTTTCTTGCCATTACTTTTGCCACAGTGTCTTGATATCACTGAATATAGTGTAGCACGTAGAATGCATTTTGTAAAGGGGGCTTGACAGATGCTCAGAAACTTAGTAGACTAACTCTGTCAAGGGTTAAAGGGATATTGAGCTCTTAGCTTTTTTTGAATATATCCTCTAGAGATTTTTTCTTATCCTGTATGGAACCAAGGTAACCTGACTTACGTGGGAGTTTTTTTCCTCCGTGAGTTAGGTTCTTTCCATTTTCTATTCTTCCTAATGTTTGTTGATAAAAGAGTAGGATATGAGAATCCAGTTCAGTCATAGTAAGGATATGGTTTCTATTTACAATAAACATTTCGTCAAACGTCGCCGACACCCATTCCTTTAATGAGAATCCAGCAACTTCAACATTTCCTTTACGTTGTCTGGCCATCTCTACTATTAGAGGTCTGTTCAATAGGACTTTATCCTCATCGGGAAGATAGCACACTTGTGCTAGGATCTCTTCCCCTGAGATTAATTTAACTGTAGCGAAGAATTCCTCTTCTGCTTTTTTTAGTTCTTTCTCGGTCATATCAAGTTGCTCTAAGATTTACTTTAATAACCTCATACTTAAAGTTCTCATCGTTATAGATATTAACTCTTTCGTTAAGGTGTTTCAGAGTGTAGTTTTGGCCACCAATATCGTCAGCGATATCGTATAGTGTTGCTAGATCTTTTCCTTCACCTCTTCTAAGGACACGCCCAATGGATTGGAGGTTTCTAATTCTTGATTTACTGGGGCTTGCGAACACGATATTGTGAAGACGCTTAATATTGATACCAGTACTAAAAGTCCCAAAGGACGCGATAATGATTGCATTGTTCTCCTGTTCTGTAAGTTGACGAACTTCTTCACGATCTTCCACTTCCGTGCCGCCGTGAACGAAAAAGATCTTACGATCTTTATCTATAGAATTATTTATGATTTCAAACAATGGTTCTCCGTGCTTCTCGATATAATTAAAAAGCACAAGAGTATTACCATCTAAATCTCGAACGAGATTTTTAATCAAATTATTTCTTCCTCGATGGCCAACTATGTAATCTATTTCATCTTGATATGTCTCGAAATGCTGAGGAGCATGTTGACAAAATAGTATTTTAATTCTAAACTTACTAAGATAGCCTGATTTGATAAGATCATCTGTCTTAGTTACTCGGTCACATGATCCAAACAATCCTTCTAGTACCCACTTGTGAGTCTTACTCCCATCTAGTGTACCAGTAAAACCAAATCTATACTTAGCATTATGCAACTTAGTCATGATGCCAGTCAGTGATTTACTCTTGAATAGATGTGCTTCATCACCAATGACACAATCTATGTCATCAAAATATCTCTTGGGGAATTTATAAATGGATTGCCAAGTTGATATAATAATATTTTTATCTGTATTCTTATCCTTACCACCATAGATCTTATGAATAAAGTCCTCAGCATTCCATCCGTAGTCAACGAAGTCGTTGACCATTTGCTCAACAAGGGAAGTAGTTGGGACGATTATAAGTATCTTCTTGGAGGTGGCAGCATAGTATCTGACGAGGGAGTAGATCATAAGAGACTTCCCAGATCCAGTAGGAGATAATAACAACTTACGATTATTCTTTAAAGCCTCGTAGACTGCTTTGTATTGGTAGTCACGAGGTTTTATATTGCAAATCTTATCCATGAAATGTTTTACACCTGGTGGTGTAACAAAATCATTATCCTCAACTATATCACCATACCATTCATCAGGTGCATGATAGATCTTATACTCACGTTCATCAGCCCATGTTTGAAGATGATCTATTAGTCCACAATACAACGAACCAGTACCAGGAGAATACAAACGAATAGTACCATCCCAATGTCTGTATCGTGGATTCTTTTTTAAATACTTTGCTTCAGGAACTTCAAACGTGAAGTAGTCTGCTAGTTCCTTATGGACATGCTCTTCCTCAGAATGAATTGTAACATAAACTTCATTCTTTTTCTTTACAAAGAGATTTGTCATTACTGTCCATTAATAAATTTCTCCCACTCAATAGCACTCTTGACTTGGAAACCTCTGTTTGATATTTGTTTCATTACTTGATCTAGCC